TGATTTTGTATCAATTTTAAAGGTGTTTGCCATATTAACTTAAAGCGAGTATGAGAGCGAGTTGGTCAGAAAAATCAGTAGTTCCATTTACAGTAATATTCCCGGTTATGTTTACATTACCTGGAATTGTGACCACACCAGATGAATCTATTGTAAGCCTTGCAAATCCACCAGTTACTAGTGATAACTGATCAGCACCTGGACTAATTATTCCTGTATCTGGATCTCCTGCAAATTTTAAAGCACAACTGGATAAAGATCCTAGTGCCAGATTAGAATTAGTAAAATCCTCTCTTAATAATGGGAAGCCTCCGATTTGTGATGCATCATGAATACAAACAGTCTTCTTCTCAGTATCTACAGTTACTTCACCAACTGCTCCTGTAAAAGCAGAATGTTGTCCTGTTGTTCCTCTTCTAAATTGTACTTGGGTTGCCATAATACTATCCTAAAGCCACTGCTATTGCAGTAGCAAAACTTTCTGTGCTGATTGTTCCATCTGTATTTGGAACAGTCATAGTTCGGGTCGTACTGCCCGATATTCCTGAACATTCAAATGCTAATTTTTTAGAAGCATCTGAATTATCTTTCACTCTAAAAACATTATCTGCAAACTCATTCACAGCTCCTGCTGTTACCTGATTATCTACATAAGCTGTTGTCGCTACTTTAGTTGAGTTATCACTTGCAGATTGAGTCGTTGCTGCTACTCCGTCTACTAATGTCCCAGATATTGTTCCAGATGTAATGATATTTCCGCTAAAAGTAGCTCTTCCATTTTCACTTGTATTGAAAGAAAGCATATTTATATTGCTTCCACCGTCATTACCAGCAATAACTATATCGCCATCACTTATTTCATTTACAAGACTAATCGTATTCCCAGTTCCTCCAAAACCAAAATATGCTTTTCTACCTCCACTTCTTTTAAAAGCCAAATAAACAGCACCATTATCAGAAGAATTTAAGTTTAAAATTTGATCTGAGGCTGAACTTGCATTTATAAGTCCTGTATTAACTGTTCCTGTTGTGGTTACAGTTTGCGAACCAAAATCAGGAGAAATTTTTGTTCCT